TAACATCACTTTAAATAGAAATTTTGATAGTTTGGAAGTCACTGCTATGGGTGATTCAGGTCACAGATTCGTAAAGGGTCTGGAAGCATCTTCTATCACACTTTCATTCTTAAACGATACAGCTACAACGAGCGTCCTACAGACTCTCCAAGCTGCATGGGGAACTAATGTAACTGTTGTTCTATTACAGAACAAGGGAACTGCAGTCTCTGCAACGAATCCGCTCTATACCATGACAGTGCTTGTTAATGGCACTACCGATATTAATGGTGCAACAGGCGACTTAAGCATGCAGGACGTGACTTGGGATGTTTCTGGCACTACAGTGGTTTCTACTACAGGTTCATTCTAAAAAACTAAAAGGGGCTAAAAATGGCAAAACTCAAGATCACTATGGTGGATGGGGTAGAACATACCTGCCAAATCTCACCAAGAATTGAATATTCATTTGAACAATACAAGGGCAAGGGATTCCATAAAAGTTTCTCGGAGGACGGTAAGCAGTCGGATGTCTATTGGTTAGCTTGGGAATGCCTTCGTTCGGGTGGAACGACCGTACCTCCTTTTGGGGAAAAGTTTCTAGAACTTCTAAAGAAAGTGGAAGTTCTGGACGATGACCCTTTGGAGTAACGCGGGATTCTCTCACCTATTTGGTTGCTAAATTAAGCATCCGACTGGGAATCCCGCCCCAACAAATTATTGATCTAGATCATAAGATGTTTAAAACACTTCTTATGGCTCTCGAAGATGAAGCTAAGGAGATTAAGAATGCCAGTCGAGGTAAGGGGCGCGATTAATCTCCGCAAAGCCCTAAAGAATTACACGCCTGACTTGGCAAAAGAAATGCCGCGAGAAATCGCTAAGTCTCTCAAGCCAATCGTTAAAGTTGCTAGAGGCTATTTGCCAGACGATGGATCCATTTTAAGTAACTGGCGTGTGCGTCAAAACTACACTGGCACGTTCCCTGCTTATGATGCTAAAACTGCTCGTTCTGGAATTACCTATAAGACGACTCCATCAAAACCTAACAATCGTGGATTCCGCTCATTGGCTCGCTTACTTAACAAAACGGCGGCTGGAGCTATATATGAGACTATGGGGCGCAAAACTCCAGATAGCACTTTTGTAAAGAATCAAAATAAGAAGTTTTCGGCTCCAACTGCTGGCAGTGGCAAAGAACAAGGCCGAGCTCTTTACAGGGCTTGGAATGAAGATCATGGTAAAGGTCAAGACGGCGTAGTTCGCGCCATTGAAAAGGCAGATAGATTATTTAAGGCGGCAACTTCATGGCGATAGTAATTGATGTAGCAGCCGAATTTACTGGCCAAAAGGCTTTCAATCAGGCTTCTAAGGCTACAGATAGTCTTACCAAAAGCGTTAAACATCTTGGCAAATCATTAGGCATAGCATTTGGTATCCATGAAGTAGTTGCATTTGGCAAGGCATCAGTTAAGGCATTTACAGAAAATGAAAAAGCCTTTGCAATTCTTGGTAATACTCTCAAGAATCTTGGTCAGGGTTCAGCTCTTAATGGCATAACTGCTTACATTGACAAACTCACTCTTGCCACGGGTGTCGCTAAGAGTGACTTGATTCCAGCATATCAAGGTTTATTCGTTGCAACTGGATCAGTAACTAAGGCACAGGATGCTTTAAATCTTGCTTTAGATGTAGCTGCTGGCACTGGCAAAGATTTACATACAGTTCAAGTTGCTTTAAGCAAGGCATATCTTGGCAATTACACATCCCTAACACGTTTAGGCGCAGGACTTAGCAAGGCATTAATCAAGACTGGCGATATGGTCAAGATTACTGATCAGTTAAAGACCACATTTGGTGGATCCGCAGCCGTTGCAGCCGATACCTATGCTGGAAAGTTAGCGCGAATTGGCGTCGCTGCCGAAGAAGCAAGAATTACAATCGGCAAGGGATTAGTCGATGCTTTTGTTAGTTTAAGCAAAGACACAACTGTTGCAACATTGGCTGATGATATGCAGTCTTTCGCTCTCTATACTGCTGATGCTATTCGAGGCGTTGGATTATTAGTTGCTGCAATTATGAAGATTCCAGGAATTGGTGTTCTTAAGAATGTTCTTGGTTTTGCAATTAAAACAAGTCCACTTGGAATGCTTGCAGATTTGGGCGCACAAAGTCGCAGAAAAGCAACAGCGGCTGCAAGTAAGAATCCCATTCAATCTGGAACTTATTTGGCTAGTTCAGCACAGAATAAAGTTGCTAAACAAACTTTGGCAGTTAATACTGCTTCTCTCAAATTGGCTAAGGCTAAGGCCACGTTTGACCTACAAAATATTGAAATTGCAGCAGCTCTTAAAGGCAAGATTTCAGAAGAAGATCGTATTCGTCTGCTCTTGATGCAAGCAATTCAGGATGAGAACATCTCTAATATTGATAAGTACACCAAGATGCTCGCTGATGCACAGGCTAAAACCGCTGCACTCCAAGCGCAATTAGACGCACTTAAGGCCACTCAAGTGCCTAATCCTTTTGCATCATGGACATTGACTCCATTACAGGATCAACTGACTTGGCTTGATGCTTATCTCAAAGCATTCGTCGGTAATATGGCTTCTGCTTTTAACACTCTCAATGCTCAACAGCAAGCATTACTTGGCGGTTATGTTCCATTCGTAGGAGCTAAAACTCCTCAACCTACTTCTGTTACTGGACAATTTGGCAATAATCCAGATTCAGTTTATAGCCAAAAAACTGCTCAACCTTCAACCACAACAGTGCAAGTTACCGTTCAAGGCACAGTCGTTGCAGAACAAGACTTGGCACAAACAATTGTTGATGTAATTAACAATGCAGCTACTCAAGGCGTTGGATTTATTAATGGACAACCTGCACGAGCGGTGGCGATTTAGTGCCATTACCAGTAACCCTTACCGTATCTCTAGACTTCTCAAATGGCCCGAATTATGGCATTCCATTTACTTTAGATGATACAAAAAAAGGCATATTGGGAACTAACGTTCTTGCTGATAATTCTTCTCTTGTTGTTGATTTATCAGATAGCACTACACAGATTTCAATTCGTCGTGGTCGCGATATTATTACCGACACATATAATGCCGGTCAATGCACAATTCAAGTATTAGATCCTGCAGGAAATTTCAATCCCCAAAATAGTAGCTCTCCATATTTTGGTTATATTCAACCCTTAAGAAAACTTCGTATTTCAGCAACTGACGCTAACAATGTTACGACTTACCTTTTCAGTGGATATACATCCGAATACCGTTATTCATATCCTCAAGGCCAGCAGACTGGTTATGTAACCATTACTGCATTCGATGCATTCAAAATCTTCAACCTTGCGGCTGTAAGTACAGTCACTGGCGGCGTAGCTGGTCAAGGTACTGGAACTCGTATCGATAAGATTCTGGACGCTATTAACTGGCCTACAAATATGCGAAGCATTATGGCTGGACAAACCACAGTTCAGGCCGATGATGGAACTCGTCGTGTATCTCTGACTCAAATGAAAATATCAGAATTTACCGAACAAGGCGCGTTCTACATTGACCCACAGGGTAATGCCGTGTTCAAGGATCGCAATTATGTCGTGGCATCTCCTGCTGCAACTGCTCCTGTTCAATTTAAGCAAGATGGCACTGGCATTAATTACCGTGAAGTTAAGTTCGCTTTTGACGATAAATTAATCTATAACTCCGCAAGCATGAAGATGGTGGGTGGAACTGCTCAGGTAGTCTCCGATGCTGCTTCCATTAACACTTATTTCATTCACTCCATTACTAAAGACAATCTCATCATGCAGACAGATGCTGACGCGCTCAATGTAGCCGCTGTCTATGTCGCCAGTCGTGCCACAACGACCCTTCGAATCGATGCAATTACTCTGGACTTTTTAGATCCAACTTACTCGACTGCTACTATTGCAAAGCTTCTAGCGATGGATTACTTCACTCCAGTACACATCGTTAATACGACTCCTCAGGGATCTGTTGTTGATAAGTATTTACAGATTCAAGGTTTATCATGGGATATAACCCCTAACTCTATGATCTGTACTGCCGAGACTCTCGAGCCTCAGGTGGATGGATTCATCTTAGATTCGGCACAATACGGTATTCTAGGCACTAGCACATTAAGTTACTAAGGAGCAACTATGGCAGCAGGACAAGGCTTTAAGACTTTCGCTACTGGCGATGTTTTAAGCGCAGCAGACGTTAATGGCTATCTCATGCAAGGCGTGTTGGTATTTGCCACGGCTGCTGCTCGAGATGCTGCCATTACAGCACCAGCACAAGGACAGACGGCTTATCTCAAGTCAGACAACCTTATTTATACATACAATGGATCCGCTTGGACTAACTCGGTCGGTGACATCACGGCAGTCACTACTGCCTCCAATTCAGGTTTAGCAGGTGGAGCAACAGCAGGTGCAGTTGCACTTACATTAAATACAGCAGCTAAAGGTGATTTATTAGCTGGTACGGGATCTG